CATGAAACTGCCCGCGTCGTTAGGCGGAAGTGTGACGGGCGCATTCACGGCCGTGAAGACATTCTTTAGTGGATTCAGTGACGTGAGATTGAAGGAAGACATAAAATTGATAGGTAAGTCACCATCGGGAATCAACATCTACGAGTTTAAATACAAGCACACGTCGGGCACGTGGCAGGGTGTTATGGCACAGGAGGTGCCATGGGCTAGGACCATGACCGACACCGGATACTACATGGTTGACTACAGCAAGGTCGACGTGGAGTTCAGGAGGATAAACTAATGGCGTACGGGGACAACGGATCAGACAATAAACTAAGCAACAAGACCGTGACATTCAAGGGTTTCAGCTCACGTGCTGACCGCCAGAACTTCAAACTGTATGACTTCGAGGTGGCCAAGCAGGACCTGATCAACAGGCTTTCCGTCAGGAAGGGTGAGCGTGTGGAGAACCCCGAGTTCGGCACAATAATATATGATGCGCTGTTCGAGCCGTTCACAGAGGCCTTAAAGGACGCTATAGTGGAGGACATCACACAGAATCTCAACGCGGATCCCAGGATCAGCACACAGGACATCACGGTCACAGAGGCGGACAAGGGCATAGCCATACAGGCCACTATAACCTACGTGCCCTTGAACATCACTGAGAAACTGAGGTTCAGTTTTGACGAGAACTCACTGCTACGTCTATCTTAATATACGTAGATAATCTATCACATAAATATCCGTACAAACAGTATGGCCACTACAGACAGACAAAATAGATTACTAGTCGCGGAAGATTGGAGGAAGATCTACCAGGCATTCCAACAGGCGGACTTCAAAAGTTATGACTTCGAGACTCTGAGAAGGACCATGGTGGCCTACCTCAGGGAGAACTACCCCGACGATTTCAACGACTTCGTTGAGAGCTCTGAGTACGTCGCCCTCATAGACCTCATAGCCTACATAGCACAGGCATTGAGTTTCAGGGTTGACCTCAACGCCAGGGAGAACTTCCTGGAGACAGCGGAGAGGAGAAATTCAGTACTGAGGTTGGCGAGGCTGATCAACTACAACGCCAAGCGTAACCGACCAGCAACAGGACTGCTAAAGATAGATTCAATATCCACAACACAGGACGTCTTAGACAGCACAGGAACAAACCTGGCCACGCAGACCATCATCTGGAATGACTCCGCCAATTCCAACTACAGGGAACAGTTCACCGCAATTCTGAACGCGGCCAACCAGACCGGACAGTTGTTCGGCAATCCCAGGGAGTCAGCTTCTATAGGCGGTATAGACACAGAGGTGTACACACTTAGTTCCAACCAGACCGACCTACCTCTGTTCAAGTACACCAAATCAGTGGGAGGCATCAGCAGGCAGTTCGAGATAGTTCCTTCGACAATTAATAATTCAGATTCCATATATGAATCAGATCCAATCCCAGGTACGGGATTGACATACGTCTACAGATCAGACGGAGCAGGTGACAGCTCAAACAACACTGGATTCTTCTTCCTGTTCAAACAGGGCACGATGCAGTACGCAGACTTTACCGTGGACACGGCGGTGACCAACTACGTGAGATCCATAGCGGCGTCAAACATCAATGACACAGATGTTTGGTTGTACAAATTGGACCAGTTTGGTCAGATCTCAGAGAAGTGGGCCAAGGTTCCCGCGCTGACGGGCAACAACGCTATCTACAATTCATTATCAGCGTCTGAGAGGAACATCTACAACGTAGTTACCAAGAACAACGACGCGGTGGACCTGGTGTTCGGAGACGGAAACTTCTCCAACCTACCACTGGGCTCTTTCAGGACCTACCACAGGATCAGTGACAACGCCAAGTACGCCATACAACCGGCGGACATGCAGAACATACAGGTCGCGGTGCCATACACAGACGCCAATGGTGCGCAACAGACCCTGACCATATCGATGAGCCTCAAGGCCAGCGTGTACAACGCGGCGGCCACGGAATCCAACGATTCGATCAGGGAGAAGGCCGCACAGGTGTATTACTCGCAGAACAGGATGATCACGGCGGAGGACTACCAAGTGGTCCCACTTTCCGCATCACAGGAGATAGTTAAAGTGAGATCTGTGAACAGGTCTGCGTCAGGAATAAGCAGGGCCAAAGAGATTCTAGATCCGACAGGAGCCTATTCAAACGTGTCGGTGTTCGCGGAGGACGGCATCCTGTACAGGGAAGAGAGCACACAACAGTTCACGTTCACGTTCAACAACAGGAGCAACATACAGTCAACCATAGACACATCTGTTGAAGCAAAATTAAAAGAGGCCTATGCCAGGCAGTTCTATTATCTAAAATACGGAACCAAGGACCTAAGCACGTTGACAGCCACGTGGAATTCCACAACCACATCCACAAACACCAACACCGGGTACTTCACTTCGGGGGGTGCGCTGTCCATAGGTGATTTCGCCACCTCTAACTTTAAATTTGCTAAACCCGGGGCATTGATTAAATTCACATCGCCCGACAGCAGGGAGTTCCTAAACAACTCACTGGTCACAGCGGGCACGGACAACGCGGAAGACAGGGCCTGGGCCAAGATAGGCGCGGTGGTAGGAGATGGTGCCAACAGCGGAGTTGGAAACCTGGAATCCGGAGTCGGACCTGTGACACTCAATGACATCATACCCAACGGCGCAGTGGTCAGTGCCGTAATACCTAATTTCACCACATCATTTTCGGCCACGCTGGAGGCTGACATAATAGACAGGATCGAGGCCTACGAGGAGTTCGGTCTGAGGTACGACGTGGACTCAGAGACCTGGAAGGTCATCACTTCGACCAATTTGAGCGCCAGCAGTGTGTTCAGCATAGGCAACGCAGGTGACACTACGGGCACGAATCTTGACGCCAGTTGGTGGTTCAAGTTCACCAATGATGGAAACACATACACCGTGACCTACAGGAAACTGGATTACATATTTGAATCCGAGTCACAGAATAAATTCCATTACGATGCCCAAGACAAGATATACGACTACACCACAGGCAAGACGGTCAAGGACACTGTAAAGATACTTAAAACCAATTCCGTTCTGTCAACGGGCAACAGCATAGGATACCCTATCACGTGGCAGGTTGTTGATACCGTAACTGAGGCGGATGGATTCCAGGACAACAGGAAGGTCAAGGTGGGATTTTTTGATGATGATGACGACGGCGTTGTGGACAACCCTGACATATTCGACATAGTGGTTGAACCCACCCTGTCAGAGAGCACCAAGTTCGTGTTCTTCGAGAAGTACACCTCTTATGACAACATCGAGAGGTATAGACCGTACGCGGCAACCAACTTCGTTGTAACTGAAAATGAGGCTGACATAGACCTCAACACCGCCACCTACACGGATGGACAGTTGTTCTACTTCTACGCCGCCGACGAGGATGTGATCAAATCTTACAGTTCCACGACAAACACACTGTCAACAACCACGGATTACCTTGCTCGCAGGGGCAGGAGTTCGATCAGTTTCCAGTACAAGCACAACGCTGGCCAGGAGACCAGGATCGATCCAAGCGTGAGTAACATTGTTGACGTCTACTTGCTTGAGAGGACCTATGACAACCTATTCAGGATATGGCTACAGGACGGTGGATCAAAACCCACACCATCTACGTCGGATCAATTGCGTATAAACTATTCAGGTGTATTAAATCCATTGAAGTCTCTGTCCGATCAGATAGTGTACCATCCGGTCAAGTACAAGATACTGTTTGGCACAGGTGCTGACGAGAACCTACAGGCCACATTCAAAGTGGTCAAAAATCCCAAGACCAACGTCACAGACGCCGTGATCAAGACCAGGGTGATCGCCGCGATAAACGAGTTCTTCGCACTGGACAACTGGGATTTTGGAGACACTTTCTATTTCACAGAATTAGCCGCCTACATTCACAACGAGTTGGCACCAGATTTACTGACTGCGGTCATAGTGCCCAACCAGTCAGGACAGGGTTTTGGGTCCTTGTTCCAGATAGACTCGGCGGCAGACGAGATTTTCATCAGTGGGGCCACCGTTGATGATGTGTCAATCATAACAGCGCTT